CGAGCCCTCCACGGCTGTCTGGATAATGTCTTTGCTGTACTCAGTCGGTATCAGGTTGCTTACTCCTGCCCGATTGATAATGTTGTTGTAGTCTGTGGTATTAGTAGTCATGTGACCTCATCGGCCCCCCAAACCAGCGGCACTCATGATGATGGAATTCATCGCATCATGTTTGCCTTGGACGGGATCTCCGCCCGCTGGTGTGGAATTGCCTATATTCCTTCGCTTTTCGAGTTTCAGTCCAAAATCAGCGGCGATTGATTCTATATTCTTCAGAATCTCCTCCTCTGTCTTGCCTTTGACATATTTGAGCAAGTTGGAAGGAAGAGGTTCGCCGCTTTTGGTCTTGTAATCCGAGAACAGCTTAGTCCGAAGTTCCAGGGCCTCATACTTTTCCAGCTTCTTCTTAGTCGAATCGACCTCTTTCTTGGCCTCATCCCTTTCCAGCTGGAGCTGTTGGGCTTCGGTGAGCTTGGATTTCTCGATTTCTTTGAGCTTTGCTTTCAGGCCGTCGTAGTCTGCGAACTGTTCTTTGATCCGGGCCCTTTCAGCTGAAAGGATCTTACCAAGCTTCTTCTTCTGTTCTGGAGTGAAATCATCAGATTCCGGCTCTGACGGGTTCGCCGATGTACCAGGTTCTTCTATGGGCGGCTGGTTCCCGCCATCTGTCGGAGTTTCTACCATTTTAAATCACCAAACTGTAACGCGAGTTTGCAGCGAACGAAATCGATAACGGACGATTTCAGGCCGAAAGTTTTAAGGCTTATAATGATGATTATTATTGCATGAAGGTATACGTTATAACAGATGACTTTTCAGGCGACGAATACGGCGAAGTGTTAGGAGTAAAATCATCGGAAGAGGAAGCAATTAAAGCAACGCATGGCAGAAAAATGAAATATTGGGAATTTGAGATGGATACGCCTATTTAGGCTTGCATCCACCGCCGCCTTTCTTGCCTTTCTTTTTAGCCATCTACATCATTCCCCCCTGTAAAGCCAATTCCTCTTTCATCTGGCCCTGGTCGATATCTGCCTGGTCATCCGTGAGCCGATACAAACGCTTTGCAGCGGCTTTCTTGGATGTGATCCCGGCCATGACGTTCATGACTTCGATTTGGGATTGCTGGAATTCGTCGTTCGGGAGGCCATCGTGCCAATCGATACCGATTTCATTCTCTTTCAAATCGATGCCAGACAGTTGTGCCGATAACCAGATTATCTTCTTAATGGCCGGATCAATATTTAGCCTCAGGCGTTCAACCCGCTTGAGAGGGGCCATCATGCGCAGCCGGAGGGAGGTGCCGCTTTCAGCCGTGCCGCTTATCGACTGCCCAAATGCTTGTGGACAAGTTTCCGATATGGCGTATAGCTGATCCATCAGGAAGGTAATCTCTTGGAAAGAGGCGGCAAGCTGCCCGTCCCATGTGATATACATCGGTGGGTTTTGCCCTTCTCCCATCGGGAAAACTTTCAGGTTGGAATCATATAGGGATTCGCCGGTGTTAGGATCTTTGGTTATCGCGTCCTCTGGAACGCCCATCATGGGCTCAGAGTGGGCGTCTAGGATTCTGCCCAGCCGCGTGAGTCTGGTCTCTAACCGCCTGATAATGGGATCGAGCGGAGTATAATCATCCATGCCCCATTGGTCTGTGGTGGTGGTCAGGTTGAGGAGAGGAACTACCAAGAAGTCATCAATGCCAGTATCATCTATCTCTATGTCGTAAGCTTCCGAAGCAATCTTGCCCTGCTTATATTCGTACTTCCGTGTCTCTACCTCGCCACGCCTATGGATTTCGACCTGCAGATAGGACTTTATGATATGATCTATATATTCGTCGGAAGTCCATGCTAGGAGATGTTCTACGATCTGCCCGCCCGAATCCTGAATAGGGAACCACTTGGACGGCGCTATGGCCTGGGTATGCACACGCTCATCGGCGTCCTGGTAGATCTTGACCGGGCCGACTCCAAATCGAGACATATCCAGGAGGCCCTTGTAAGCTTCCGGCCACAGTCCACTATCACGACGAAGCTCCTTGACCGCTTCTTGGTTGGCATCGTCTACTTTCACATCGGGGGTCTCGCCTATGAGGAGATCGGGCCACAGGCAGGACAGGCGGCGATGCCAGTTTAGTATGAGAATGATTTTCTGATGTTCGGCGGCGCTGTCATGGAACAGTCGGAGCAATCCAGTATAAACTTTTGTATGCTGTCCTTCGAACAGATCTTGATTTTGTTGATAAAGTTTAAGTCTGGATTTTTCGGATTCGGGCGGCCAAACGGCTCCTTTGTAAAGTATTGAATCGGTGGAATAAATCATAATATTTGCCCCATTTGCCGTAAGACTTTTGCCGCGTATCTTGCCCCATAACGAAGTGCATCACATGGGTGGTCAGCCGCACCGGTGCCGCCCTTCAGGTACATGTCCTTTCCCTGAGCTTGCAGTTTCGGGTCCCATAGAAGATTATTCAGGCCATGCATGGTATTGGGGCAATTCCGACCAAGGATCTTGCATTTGCCCAAACTCAGAACGGTGGTTACATCCTCAATGCCTGGCATGATGCTATTATCGGCAGAATTGACACCGCAAATATTTGGTCTGGTTTGCCCCGCGCGTTTCAGGTCGCGGATGAACCCATTTTCTTCAGGCGGTACAAGAATTTTTTTCGGGAATATTGGTTTGCCATTCCAGTTTATTAGCCGGGTTAGATCCTCGATGTAATCTGGATTGCTTTTCTGCTTTTGTTGCTTTACAGAATCCCAATTGAATTCATTCAGGACATACCAGCATCCGCCCGACAAGCCCCAAAGTTGCGCTATGAATGGATTGCTGATCCCATAGTCCATCGCTACCAGAAATTCTATGAAGTGATCGGGGACGCGATCAACCACGTATCCTTTATCAGGATCATCCGAAAAGAAAGAGAAGACCCTGCCTTCTGCCATTACCCATAGTCCGAGGATATTTCTGTTATAGAATACTGATCCTTTTGGCCACCTGCGCTCGTATCGCGCGCGCGTTTTGGGAGACAAAGACAAATTGTCATCCATCAGAAAATGCAGATGGAGCAATTGCTTTTCCTGTAGCTTCTGCAAATAATCTTGATAAAACCAATGGTTCGCGCCCTGTGGATTACAATTATACCACAGTTTCGCATCTTCCAGGGAACATCGGCCTTCGGCAGTTTCCACAAAAGAACGCGGCATGAGTTCTACCTGATCGAAGTAGAACCCGCCCCCGGTAAATCCCAAAACAGGATCTTGTGACCGCTCGTTGTTGCCACCAAACAGATAAAAGTAATTGGTTTTGCGCCCTTTCGTAATCGCCAAATGAGGCTCTTCCGCGCTTCGGTTATCCTTAACCTTATAGCCCCGTCCTGGCAAGACTCTCTTCAATGGGCCTATAACATTGCGCCTCAGAGCGCCCAGGGTCTTGCCCGCCATGCCCAGGTTTTCGCCTGAGTATGTGGCCATGCCCCAATCTATGTAGCTGACCGATTCTGGCAGGGTTTTTCCCGCTCGGATAGATCCATCCAGTATGATGCCGTCATAATCGCTTACGCCGCTTTCAGGTCTCCACCAGGTCATCGTCTGCCATTGCTTTTGGCTCAGTGGTTGCCATTTGAACAGGGCGGGCTTCTTTCCAGACATCTTTGGCCTTCGCTTTCAGGGCTTCCTCGAAGCCGTCCGATTCGGTGTCGTTGCCTTCGTTTGGTGATACCTTCGCAAGCACTTCCACGACCTTAGCCGCGCCGCTTATGCAGCTCCCAAATGATCGCAGGTCGGGCTTTACCTCTTTGTTTTTGCTTTTTTCGTCGCCTATCGCGATCTTGGCCGCCCGAATTGACATGTCATAGATTTCCCTGGCACATTTCATCAGATCCAATTGTTCCTTCGCGCCCTTTGTGAGATGTGCATGCTTTTGGAAACCTGCCATCATGTGTCCTTCGTCGCGATGCCGCTTTAGGGTTTCCCGCCCCAGGCCGGTCCGCTGCATGATGGCAGAAATCGATACCTCATTAATCAGATCCTCATTTATGCGATGATTTCCCCGATGCGACCTGATGTAATCACACGTCTTGCATTTTCGGGGTCGCTTGCTTTTTGCCATGAGGATTCCAGTGATGCTTATGGTGGTTGGCTATCGTCATCTCCGTTCCCGCGTCCGGGAACTTCATGGCAATGGATCGATATGATGCGCCATCGTCGAGGAGCTGATCGATGTGGTGCCGGGGGTAGCGGCGGATGAAACGACAGACTTTGCAGAGCATGGTAGGGGAAAGGTATTTATACTAAGCTAGACTAGTATAGTCTATGGCAACGAATGAGATAGTTGGAAAAATCATGGAATCGAATGAAGACGAAATCACCGCTCGAATCGCTATGAAAGAGGATGCTCTAATAGGCGAATTGGATGCCGATATCGCAAGAGCGGCTACATCCTGGAGCCCTACCTTCCCAGACAAAAAAGAAGTATCCCGCGAGGTCGCGAAATCTGCCCGCGCAATTATGCAGGTGGCCCGCAATCAGAACGTCAGGCCATCCAGTATCCGAGCTGAGACTCTTGGAATCGTAGCTGATTATGAGAAGTTCTTTGTAGCCATTGATGGCCTGCGATTGGGGGCTTAAAATGCCCAAAGGACTCTTTTTTGCCGTATCCGATGAACTGAATGCTGCCTTTCACGATGAACTTAAGAAGCGATTGGGAAGGCCGCTCCGACGGGGGGATGTGACCAACGCCGGTGAAGATGCTATCAAGGTCTGGATGGGGGATAAATACCAGGCTGCTAGAGATGGCCGAATCTAAAGCTTGATTCCAGTGCGCCGCGCGAATTCCCGCACGCCTTCTATTCGGTCTTTGTATGTCAGCACAGGCGCAGCGGGCTTAAACGCCTTTTCTCCAGATCGCGAAGACCACACCTCGGCACCACTTGCACTATATCTCACCGTGGCTTTTGCGTGCGTAAGTTGCGTTGAGCCGCCGGGCAGGCTCTGCGCACTGACGCTTCCGCTATCAATTGCCTCTTGTAGCGATGGACCACCGCCACCACTTCGGCCACCATTGCCGCCACCACCTGAATTGCCACCCAT